TGAACATATAAATGTACTAATGCAATTTTATAAAGTTCAGATAAAACAATACGTTGTAATCTATCAATTGTACGAGCAAAACGAATATCTTCTGCTGCTAATGTTGCTTTACCTGTTAAATCTTTTTCATAACCCATAAATGCTTTAGGTACTTTAAGAGCGGCAAATAATTTATCTCTTAAATAAACTACGTCCTCCATACCATTGTATTCTAATCCTTTAGTAGTTTCAATCTTAGTTGATTGATCATTACCTCGAACTGGAATATAAAAGTCTTCTAACAGGTTTTGCATGTTGTATTTTAAGTTATACTCACCTGTTTTTTCATCCATATATGGAGTCTTCTTCATTGTAGATATTGTTTTCTTCATGAAGTTTTCTACTTCATTAGGAGGAATAGCACCTACATTAATATAGAAGATACGTTTTTCTGGAGCGCGAGAAATTCTATGAATCAACATAGCATCTTCCATCAATGTATATTGTTTAAACAATTTACGAGCTGGTTCAATGTATGAACGACCATATGGGAGATAATTTACATCAGTTAATAATCTGAAGTGTGCGATTTCATAGTTGTCAAAATATATACCTGTTGAATCAGGGCTGAATTGATGAGGTACACTAAATTGACCATATCCGCCACCTACATATCCTTCAGGATTGAATTTAAATCTTACAGCAGTAGGTGTATTTTTATCATATCCTTCTTGACGTTCCATATGATAAGCAGTATATGGAATAACATTATATACACCATATTTTTCAGCAATTTCTAATTTTAAGAAGAAATCACCATATTTACACATTTGGCGAACCCAAGACCATAAATTAAATTCTATGTTTAAAACATCATAAAATAGGTTATAAAGAATTTTCTGGATGTCTTCATCTGAACTACGGATTTGAAGAACTTCACCCATTTCATTCTTTAAAGAACATTCATCAGATACAATGTCTAAAGCTGAAGCGATAATAGCATCAGTGTCCATCACATCATAATCTGAGTATAATTGAGCTCTTAAATATTGGTAGTTAACATTTAATTGTTGACCGTAAAGTGATGTTGCGTTAGCTGAGTAGATTCTGTTATATCTGTCAACTAATGAATTAGTCTCATATCTACCACTTCTTTGGATAGAATCTACATCCATTACTTTTAATTGATTACCTCCTTCATTACGAATAATTACGTCTGTTGAGAATAATCTTCTTAATCGTGTAAATACACTAGTATCTGCCATATTTATTTATTTAAAGTAACCAACTAATATCTTCAGCTCCGTTGCTTGTAGGCATATAATACGGATTATCTTTGCCGGAGGCAAAGTAAGCTCCCTGATATTGAGAAGGTCTTGATATATTATTTAAAGTTGCTTTTGTTAATTCTATTCCTTGTTGTTTATTTTTTAAAGCTGTATCTCTTAAATACATTGCTGTACTAAAAGACATAACTAAGTCATCATTATATCCTGATTGTGCTTCTGCTCTACCATTTTTCCAAACAAATACTTTCATTTCTTCAATTAAACGTTTTGAGCGAACAGTAACACTACGATCACCTATATATTCTCTTCCTTTATTAATTACTAATGGGCGAGTTCTTAATGACATAGTGAAACCAGGTACCATTTTTGAGTGATCTTCATATTGACTAAAATACGAATCTGAGATTGAGGCCTCACTCTTAGGTGAATAATATAAATTTCTATATCCTCTTTCTTGGATTGCATCTAAAGCAGCCCAACCAATATTAGCATTTTCAACTACCAGCAATGCTTCATTATATTCCATTGCTATAGCAGTTAAGAAATAACCAAATTCTTTTGGAGGCATATGTCCTTTATATTCTGCTACTTGTGTATTAGTTTCTAAATCAAATATATGGAATGCTGAGTAGTCTTTACTATCACCTCGAGCAACGTCAGCTACAACCATATAATTTCTTGTATAGTCAGGTGCTTCCCAAACCCAAAGATTTTTATCAACACCTCTTCTATCCATAGGATCAATAACTGTAGATGTTAACATATATTCTATATGTTCAGGAAAATATACTACATCACCTGATGTACTAAAATCACAGTCACATTCTTGAGCTGCTAATCTAGGATCACCTAATAATTCATCTTGTTTTTTTCTCCAAGCCTCATCTCGTTCTGGATGAACGAACCAAGGTAATTTAATTGGTAAAAAATCATTTTCTTGTGCTTCTGCTTTAACCCATGTTTGATGGAACCAGTTACCAGTACCATATGGAGTTGATAATACAATTGCACCACCACCAGTAGCTAAGGTTTGTTGAGCTGAAGCCCATATTTCACCAATTTGTTCAATAAATGCAGCCTCATCTATTAATAGAAGTGAAACAGCTTCTGATCGACCTGAATCACCTGCTGCTGAGACTGCTTTAATTTGTGAACCATTTGGTAATCTAAGAGAAAGTTTATTGTCTTCTAAAGGTTTAGGTCCTTTAAGCCATGAAGGTAAGTTATCAAACATGAACTTTACCTTAGTAACCATATTTTTAGCTGTGTCAGTTTTAGTTGCTAAACAAAGAACATTTTTATCTTTATGAAACAACATCAACCATAAAGAATAACCGGCGGCTAAAGTTGAAATACCTAACTGTCTAGATTTAAGTACAATTGAATATGGATTATCTTTCCATAAATTTAATACTTTACCTTGAAATGGGTATAAATTAAATATAACTCGCCCACGAACTGGGTTTTGAATGTAACAGTATTTTTTCATGAAGTGTGCTGGATCTTGAGCACACTTGATGTATTCTTCTCTTATTATTTGTTTTAAGTCTTGCGACATTATTTTTTAGTATCTATTTTCCAATAAAATTTAAAACTTACAGTTGGTCTAAACTGTCCATTTAAACCAACACCCAAGCCATAAGCTTGATTATTTGTATTTCTAAGTAAAAATTCAGGACCTAAAAATCCTAATCCTGATTTACTTCCAGTTAACCCAGCCCCAACATAGTATTCTTTTCTATTTTCTACCACAACATCAGTGATGGTAATTACTGGGATTGTTAGTTTGTATTTAAGGTCTCTTGATTTAATTTTATTTTGAGTAATTGAATCATTAATGTAAAATTTTAATGTATCATTAATTAACGAATCATTATAAACATAAGTAGAGTAATAATCACCTAAAACATAAGCTGTATCTACATCACGGATAGTGTCATATTCCACACGAGTTCTCCATTTAGGAATGTAAGTGGGTATCTCTCTATCTACATTAACATACGTAGTATCAATTGTTCTAATGGTATCAGTCTTAACAGTTTTACCACCGTCACCACATTTTTGCAATAATATAATTATCACTAAAACTAGGATGGTAATAAAATATATTCTGTTTTTTATTTTTGACCAATCCATTATGAAATAAGACCGTTAGTGAGGTCACTAATTTTACCTACTTTAGTAATAATATTTCTATTATTTTTAATATATTGTTTTAAAGCAGCTAACTTCTTTTCACGCTCAGGTCCTTTTTTCATACCTCCAATTTTGGTGGCTAAATTTTTAACAATACCTGCGGCTTTGTTAGCAGCTTCTACTTTTTCTTTATCAGCTGTTGACATACCTAATTCCTTTTCAGCAGCAGCAATATCAGCAGCAGATGGTTCAACTGGTTCATCAATTGGTTCCATTGCTTTATCTTCTTCATCCTCTTCATCCCCACCCATGAAAAATTCAGATCCTGGCTCTTCAGTTGATGCTGTTGGTTCTTCAGTTTCTGGTTCTTCTATTTCAGGTTCTTCAGCCGCCGCTTTACCTGGTTTTTCAGAAACTGGAAGTGTAATTGCATTTACACTACCGAATTTCTTAAGGATAGGATTGATTAAAGCACTGGCTATGCCTAATGCGTTTGCTAAGTTAGCCTGAGTGATACCTTGTTCACCTGCTTCTTCAACAGCATCTAATACTCTAGCTTCTAAAGTACCAGCATAGATGTCTTTTAAAGCATCAAATTTTGCTCTATCAGCTACTCGGAAAAATTTATATGAGGCTAATTCTTCAAGTTCGGTTTCAGATACAGCTCCTGACTTATTAACTTCTGCTCTTTTAGTGGTAAGAGCTTTTATTTGGGCGTCAATTGATTTTAATTCAGCTGCTTTAGCCGCGTTATCTTCAGCTGTTCCCTCATTTACTGTTAATTCATTTATAATTTGTTCACGAATGTACTCGTAGAGTTCTTTCCTTTTCATCGCAATTTTTATTATAAATATTACAAGCCTAGATAGGATTTAATTTGATTCAAACGTTCCTCATTAGAACCAGCAATGATTCCAAAGTTTTGTATTTTATTTAAATGGGAAGAACATAGAAATCTAATCATATTATCTATTTGATTCCTATAATTAGAGTCAGTAGTACGTACTTTATTATCTTCAATAGGTACACCAGTAGGAGTTACATAGAATATCCAATCATATTCTCCAATAAATGTTGAAGCATATTCTTCAAATGTATCTTTATTATTTGGATCTATAGATTCAGCACACATAGTAAAAGCCATAACATCTATAACTGTTCTATCAGTAATAATATTAGGATGAATAAGTTCAGAACAACGTTCAGCTAA